GGACCACTGACCACAAGCCTACCCTCTTCAATGACTACACCTGTAGTCTGTGCTATTGTAAGAGGTAGAACGAATGCAGTTGAGCTCTCATATACCTGATAAGTGAACTGACCTTTTAAGAGTGTGATGTCTGTAGGCTCATCAAGAGTAAACAGGTTATATCTTTCGGGCCATGCACTTGTATCAGCAGATGTAAAGAGCTGTGGTGTGCTAGTGGTATTCATTTCATTGGTGAATACAAATAAATAGTGTGGTGTAGTAACCGTAGTGACCTCTGAAAGAGTCAATACAAACTGATTAATAACACCTTGATCTAAGTAAATCACACCTATATTAAATTAGCTTTGTCAAATGTTCATAAAAAAAGCCCTACCATGTGGCAGGGCTCTAATATAGAGAGGTAGAATTGCTTATTGTACTCCGATGGTAGCAAGTGCTCCAGCAGTCATATCAATGTTATATGCCAAATAAGGGTTTTCCGCAAGGAGTGTAACGGTATATTTACTACCATCTGCACGAGCTGTACCTGAACCCTCACCCGTTGCAGATAACTGCAAGTATGGGAAGTACCAATATAAGCCATTAGCATCTAAGATGATAGCTGTCAAGTATTGCTGTCCTGTTCCTAGGATTTTAATAGCACGAGACTTATCAGCATCTCTTCTATGGAATACTAAATTGATAGTTTGAGTTACAAAAGAGCTACCATTAACTAAGTCAATAGTGCTATCCTCTGTATAGTTGGATGTGTTTCGGCGTACCTCAAATGGTTGGAATAAATCACCACTCGCTACTAATGTGATACCTGTAATTTGCCAGGCATTGGCACCAGTTACTGTAGATGGGTCAGCAGGAGTGATAGAAGCTATCTCATCCTGTGTATTAATCCAAACACCATAGATACCACCAATGTTGTTATCGCATGGTTTTACGATAGTTTCAAGAGATTGACATGTAGCCATTGTGTAAAAGTATTATATAAAGGGGAGTTACCTCCCCTCTATGAGTTAATTATTATGAGTAGTAAACGATATCAACACCATTCACATATTCGAAACCAACTTTCATGTTAGCACGAGTTCTGATGTAAGGCTCAGCTACAGTATCAGCTAAGTTAACAGCACGTAGGTCAGAAGAGTCACCCTCAGCATCAAATGCGTAGATAAGGTTGTCTTTCAAAGTCCACACAAATGTGTTGTTTGACATACCTGGACAAACTACGATTTTAACTCCTAAGAAAGTCAAAGACAAATCTTGAGTGATGTAAGCGTTAGTGTTACCTGCAGCAACTCCTAATCGGTAGATGTTAACCAATTGAGTAGGCATGAACAAACGTAGGTCAGCTGTACGTGTAGCAATAGATGCAGGAAGTAAAGCAAATGCAGCAGCTAATTTAGTTTCTAATGTAGAGAATGAAGCGATAGCACCTGTACCACCATTGATAACTGTATCGTTAGGGTCAGTTAAACCTGCAGTTAATTTTTTCTCATAACCGTCACACAAAGCAAGTGTAGGGTTTAATGAGCCTGTATCACCTTGCCATCTGATTAACTCAATATCTCCGTTAATTTTGTTAGCCATCTCACCCCAGTAGAAAGACATGAAAGATGCAACAGAGAAATCTCCGTTAGATCCTTTTGACATTTGAAGAGATAAGAAAGATTGCTCAAGGTCAAACTGACAAATCTGAGCCATTGCAGAAAGTGCACATACATCAATTTCTTTAGCGTTCAAATCATCATTAGGAGCAGTAAAGCTACAGCTAGATGCTTGCAAAATGTTACCAAAAGTAACAGTCGCTAATTTAGTTTTGTACTTTACTCCTGGCAAAGAACGGTAGTTGTCAGCAGTATCCTCAGATAAGTAAGCTTGAGAATAGAATGCCTCAGGGTTAGCTGCTAATAAAGCAGTTGGGTCAACTTGTAAGTCGAATTTTAATTTACGCATGATTATTTGTTGTTTATAAATTTGTTTACACTAGAAAATCTTTGCTGTGCACTCATGGCCACAGCCTCACTCATCACCTCATCCTCTACTTCCATAGATAGTACTTCCTCAAGTTGGTTTTTAACTTCAGCTATCATAGCAAGTAAAGCATTCATTTGCTCATCCATTACAGGCTTAACAATAGCAAGGATAGCCTCTGCATCAACTACAGGGTCTACTGCCATGGTCTCCTCCTCTGCAGGAATTTCTGCTGTTACTGTCTCTTCAACAACAGTATCTTCTAGAGCTACTTCCTCAGAAGCCTCTACTTTTTCAACATCTTTTACTTCAACTACTTTACCGTCTTTTACAACGTAGATTTTTTCGTTGATGATGTGTTCGCCATCCGGCAACATTAACTCATTCATTTGTGTATTTATTTGGGATTTGTTTTGCTCTTTTAGTTTCATGCCTAAGTACCCCTCAATACTGAAACCTATCTGTTCTTGTGCTACAAGTTCAGCATAGTACTCTTTGTCAGTTACCTGGGCAGTAACCATTAGCGTACCCTCAGGTACTTCAATACCAAATGATGAGTAAGCTTTGTCCTCCAATGGAGTATCTACTATCCATGCCTCAAGGACATAGGCAGGTACAGTCTTAGATTGGTCATGCTCCAGGTTAAATAGGTCTCGGTTGACCATCTGCTGCATGAACTTGCCATGAATTTTCTCTATCTCCTCTTTAGTAAACTTGACATTGTACTCCTCATCTGTATCCTCATCAAAACGATAGATCTCCATAGGTATCAAAGCAGGTGCAGTGATACGATACTTGAGTTCATCATTAAAGAATAAAGGTTTAGCTTGAGAACTGAATGCCATCCCTTTGACCTTTATTGCAGGATTGGATGTGAATGCTATCTGTTCGATGCCAAGGTCCTGTCCGTTTTCAGCGTATTCAGGGTCAATAGTTATTTTGTAAGTAGGGATATCTTTTTTAGCCATCTACCTATATTAAAAAAAACGTATATTTGTTCAAAAATTTAACTATGATAACTATCTTAAACAGGGAAATTCCCAACCAACTTGAAGAGCTGACCATTGAGCAGTTTGAAGTCATTACTGATATTAATAACAATCAGGAACTTGACCCCATTGATAAGCACCTCCAGGTGTTCGCTTACCTTGGCATCCCTGAGTCTGAGTTTTGGGACTATGATGTGGCTGACTTTGTAGGGATGGTAAAAGAATTTAACTCAGCAGAACGCAAAGAGTACCCGGTAGTAGAAGAGCTTGAGATTGAGGGGTACATCTACAAAGCACAAATGAAGTTAACTGTACGTGATACTAAGATGATTGAGAAAGTAGCACTAAGAAAAGAGAAAGGATATATTTCTGAGATGTTGGCAATCATGTTCAAACGTGAGGACCTTACACCCACTGAGCACTACACCGATGCACATATCAAGCAGAAAGCAAAGCTCATCCGTAAATTGAATGCTGCTATCTCCATTCCATACATGATGTTTATTGCACAAAAAATAGGACAACAAGCTAATGATCAAGCTACCGAATCAGTGGAGCCAAGTAACGCTTGAGCAGTTCATTGAGTTTAGTCAGATAGATAGAGAACAGGGAGCCTACCACTACAACAGTGAGGCTCTCTCTATTTTATCGGATGAGCCTATTGATGTCATTGAAGACCTTGACGTGGATGAGTTAGCAGAACTTGTTAACGAGTCAAGATGGTGTACCTCTGAGCCATCCAAAAGATACAAGCATGAGCTGTTAGGGTTAACTCTCAAGCCACTCAGCAAGCTAACCCTATACGAGTACATTGACCTTGACTATTTCTTTAGCAATAACTACATAACAAATCTTGATAAGGTATGTGCTATCTTGTATCGGCAAACTAAACTCAATGAATGGGGTGATGAAATCATGGAGCCTTATGACTTTGACTGCAACATTAGAGCTGAGAAATTCCATGACCTACCAATCACTAATGTGTATGGATTGATACATGAGTTCCTGAAGTTCAGGGATAACTTTCTCAAGACCTATGAAAATTTATTCACCGGTGACCTAGATACTCCACTCACCGATGAAGAGAAAGCTAACATGGACCCTGAGGAAATCAAAGAAATTGAGAAAGAGCAAACTCAAGTAAAGTGGTCATGGGAACAAACCATCTACGGCTTGACTAATGGGGACATAACTAAGAGTGATAAGATAGGTACCCTACCACTCGTTTATGTTTTCAATATCCTTTCAATGAAGAAAGAGTTAGACATCTAATGGGAACCCAGGAGTAAATCCTGCAGGAGGGTCAAGTGCCTCAAATGTATACACTAATTTATATTGTTTCTCAAGCACTTCAACAGCTTGTACTAATGGGTAGTTCTTTGTTATCCATTCAGTGTACTGCTGATATATCTCAGCAACAAGCCCTGCCTCCATTAACGCATCAGTAAATTGTGCAACGAAATCTCTAGGAGCTATAGAACCACCATTAGGTCCATAGGCATTAGCTGTTTGTGGCACCCCATTGTTCAGGAATATAAAGTAATACATGGCTACTATTTGTATCTCCAACTTTTGGAAGCCTGTGACCTTGGCATTGATACGCACACTTTCTACAAGTGTACCCTCACCATCTACTACTTCATTCCTGATTATTCTCTTGAGTATTGTAGCCATCTTTCTCCTAGTAGGATATAGCACATTGAACTCCCCTGTGTTTGCGTATCTAGCCATTAGTTAATGCTTTATATATTTCCATTGTATCATCCACTAGAATGATACCCTTATCAGTTTCTACATGCAGCTGAGTATCACTAATAACCTCAATAGGTCCTGTGATTGTGTACTCTATTCCGTTAATACTAAACATATGCAAAGACTTTGTATAAATTAATGTTAGCTACATCACCTGAATTCTGGCATTGCATAGTAAATAGGATGTAATTATTTACAGCATAGTTGAATGATACGTTAAGAGCTACCCCTGTAGTGTAATCCGAAAATGCAGTATTTGAATAACTGCTTAATACAGTACCATTGTATCCAAAATTACGTTCAACTAATCCAACATACTGCGAGCCTCCCCCATTCATGGTGAATGTAGTATTAAACAAAGTAGCACCTGTTAAACTGTTGGTAGTATTAAAGTATATCCTACCATATAGCTGCCCTAGGTTACCACTTTGTCGGAACATTCTAAATTGTACCTGGAGTATATTGTTAAGGCTTAAAGTATTTGCAGGTATCAATAGTGAGTGACATACAGTAAGAGTGGTTCCTGTTGTTGTGGTTCCTAATCCACCACTCCATCCTATTAACTTAGGACCTATATTAACATTCCCACTACCCACCAATGAGTTGCCGTTAACGGTCTTGATGTTGGTGCCGGATACTAAGGCTGCTTGCTTACCATTGAATGTACTCCAATCAGTAGTACTCAATGCACCTCGGTTAGTAGCCGATGCTGTTGGTATGTTGAACTGATGATCAGTACCACTTGATACCACGTTAAAGTCAGTACCTGTGGTGCCTGTGCTAATGGTCTGAACATCTGCACTCAAGCCATTCAATGCAGTCATTCCTGTGCCTGCTATGATACCTGCCTGTTGTGTTACGGTGAATATAGCTGAAGCTGCAGATGGAGGAGGTAAGCTACCCGGATAGTAGTGCAAGGTAACCTGTGTGCTAGTTGCACTCCAATACAGCTCGTAATAATCACCACCAACTGCATCAAGTAAATAATTCCATGATGGTATGCAATGACCAGGTGTACCACCATGAGATGATACAACAGCTACAAAGCCTGCACTACCTAATACATCCGATCCATTCTTTCTAAGCCATACAGTAACATCATGCTCTTGACTGCTTGTGTTCTGATATTGAAAAGAAAATTGTAGGTTATATATTCCTGTGTTAGCTATGGTTATTCTAGTATCACTGACTACAGTTACACCATTGCTAAAGTCCATGGTCCTGAACTTAACAGGTTGACCTACATTCACTGCACCTAATGGTTGACTAAGGTCATCTTGATATTGTGCATAGTAACCTACAGCACCACCACCACCACCTGCACCATCAATTATTTGTTGACCGGTAATAACAGTGTTAGTAGGTACTCCACCTGACATCATTGTACATTCAATCAAGTCAGTAGGTTGTAGGTTGCCAGTATGCGGTGTGAGGTTAGGTCTCCAATCTCCCCACCATTTAGGTGAACTCATACCTATATTAGTCTAAGCCTCCGAAATGTTTATTGTAAAGGTACTGCACAATCAGTCCAATCATTCACAGTTAACGTGATGTTCATGACATAGCCTGCAGCATAGTCAAGTAGATCATTGTTCAAAGGTTGAAAGTTAGGTATACCAATCACATCAAAGCTATAGTCATTGCTATAGGTGAAGTAAACATAAAGGTCATTGAGTATCTGCTGTGTATCGCTTAGGATTGTGATGATATTAGCCCTATCTTTTTGGATGATATCAAAGCAGTAGATGTCAAAGTTAAACTCTGAAGTGTTATCTGCAGGGTTAACACTAACCGGCACAATAAAAACAATAGGATATTTCTCATCCTTAGTAGCGAAATTAAATAGCTGTTCCTTGAAATCACTCCCCACCTTTTTAACCTGGAGGTGATTATTATAGAACTGCTCAATGTGGTCTATGATTGCTTGTAGTGAGTTCATTATAGTTCAGCGTTTTTATTAATCTTGTTTATCTTATTCTGTACATTGGTTACTTGAGTCTCGGATACTACAGCTGTAACAGTCATTGATGTGTTATTGTTACCACCTGCACTCATTGTACCTCCAGCATTCGCTGAGCCAAAGAGCTGAGCACCTTGAGGTACGGATTGTGCTACACTAGAACCACCTCCCTCATTGCCTCCTTCTCCTCCTCCTCCTGATGTTGGGGTACCACCTGAGGTAAGTATCTGCTTAGCCTTGGCTACGTTGGTAGCAATCTGTATGATACCACTAGCGAACTGAGCAATACCTGCAGCACCTGCTGTTACTCCGTTCAATGGGTTAGACTGTGATGCAGCAACTAATGAAGAGATAGCCTTGGCTGTATCAATACCTATCTGTATCAATGCGTTTGCCTTGTTGAACTTCTCAAGTTTCTTTTGGTCCTTGATGAACGCAGCACCTACGGTATTAATACCATTAGCAATATCGGATGCTAACTGTAGCCTTGCATCTCTTTCCTTTTGTGCGTTCTCAATGGCTGTCTTTCTAGCATCCTCATCAAGCTTTTGCTTATCAGCTTTTAACTTCTCATCAAGAGCTAACTGCAAAGCAGCATTCCCCTCTGCTAGTTTATATTCCTCCTCATACTTAGTCTGCAATGCTTGAAGTTTCTTTTGGTCCTCAGTAAGTTCTGCATCTGATAAGGTCTTAGCTAACGCTTGCTGTTGCTTCAGCTTGGCATCTGCTCTCTTCTGATTTTCTGCCTCCTCCTGTTGATTGTACAAATCAGTTAATGTTTTCTTTTGCTCCTCAGTTAGTGTAGTATCTGCTAGTACTTGATTGCGTAGCTTGTCATACTTGGCTTTGGTCATAGCTAGCTCTTTAGCTGTTCCCTCCTCCATTAGCTGTAGCTGTAGATCAGCAATGATGTCATTGCCTTTCTTTAAGTTATCCGCTTCAATCTTAGCCTTATCTGCTGCTAGCTTATCGAGTTCCTGTTGCTGTTGAACTCTATACATTTCGTTAAACTTAGCCTTCTCTTCTGCTGTTTTATTGGCATCAGTTTTCAGGTCATTCATTAACCTGGCATACTTCTCATTAAGGATAGCTATCTCCCTCTCACTAGCATCTTTAATCTGTGATAGTTCAAAGTCTCTTAATGTCCTAGCGTTATCCAATCTATTCTTGGCTGCTTGTTTAGCTCTCTCTCTAGCTCTCTCTGCTGCTGCTGCTGCTTTCTCTGCTTCGCTCTTAGCATCATCTCCTGCTTTCTTATCAGCTTCTCTTTGGTCTGCTAGCTCTTGAGCCTTGATACGTTTACGTTCATTAACTCCTGCTCGGATGAGTTTGCTCTCCTCATCAATTTGCTTTCTTAACTCTTGTCGTTTCTTAGTAGCCTCTTCACCCTCCTGGTGTCTCATTGCCTCAAGGGCTTTCTTAGCTGCAGTCTTTCTCTTGATAGACTCTTTCTCCAGTGCTCTTGATTTGTCTAGCTCAAGCTGAGTAGTATCCTTACCGGCTATCTTAGCCATGGCTATCTCTTGGTCATAGTTTTCAGAGACTATATCAGCACGTTTCTTGGAACTCTCTGCTACTTTCTCATTGGCCTTAGCCATGTTCTCAGCATTCTCATCTGCTGCATAGCTAGTTAATCCTAGCCAATCCGTTAAAGCTTTGAAACCATCTATCAATGCATTGATAGGTATCATCAAAAAGTCAAGGATTTTCTGTAGCACTCCTATCTTGTGGAGGAATATAACAATGGCTGCCACAATAGCTACAATAACAGCTATCAATAAAAAGATAGGGTTAGCTAGAATGGTAGCACCTAATGATACGAATGCACTACCAACAGTCATGATAACGGATGTTAGTGATTTGAATGCACCACCAATAGCCTTAGGGTCAAGGTTACCTAGAGTGCTCTTGAATACATTAGCCTTTTGAGCAGCTTCATCAAAGTCAAGACTAAGCAAGCTATCCTTAATACCTCCTAAGCTGTTGGATACCTGCTCAAACTTGGAACCAGTAGCAAAGTTATTCACTGCCTCATTGGCATCCGATAGTTGGTCCTTTAACTCCCCTGCTCGCTGTGATAACCTGGCAA